GAAGTAGTATAAATAACTATGGATGCCGCATAATGCGGGTCCGATATAACCTTGCTAATAGTCAAACAGGAGGTAACTTATGACTGGTAATTTCGCATATCCCCGAAACGCATTTTTAGGTTTCGACCACATCTTCGATCAGCTGGAGTCAATCCACCAACATTCGAAGGATACATATCCCCCACATAACGTAGTCAAACATGATAGTATGAACTATGAAATTGAGTTAGCCGTAGCCGGCTTTAATCAAGATCATATTGATATTGAAGTCAAAGATCACGTTCTTACGATTAAAGGAGACCGACCACAAAGGCGTAATCCTGATTCGTATGTCCATAAAGGGATTAGTGCTCGTAAATTTACAAAATCTTATCGTTTATCCGAATACACTGAAGTCACTGGAGCGGACATGAAGGATGGAATTCTCACCGTCAAGTTAGAGGTGGTTCTACCTGAAGAAAAGCGTCCTCGCAAAATTAACATTAATAGTTCATTTAACGAGGAAAACAATGACAGCAATAGCACTACAAAGCCTGAATTTCTCAGGGAAACTACTTAGTACTTTATGGAAAGGTACTAAGAAGACACTTCAAGGTATAATGATTGGTTGGATTATCGCAAGACAAACTCAAGCGAATCAGCATATCGCACGACAACTGGTAGACTCTGGTGAGTATCGTAGAGAAGAATATTGGAATTTATTACATCAATTAAATGCCAAATGCATCTCATCAATTCACAAAGAGTTTAAAGTATAATGAATATGGTACTAGAAATCAGTGGTCTTAAGAAGTGGTGGTCTAACTTATGGATGGATCCAACAACTAAATATCTTTCTCAGTCTGTAGATCATATGGACTTAGAGCAAAGGATAAAAAGGTTACAACGCAAAGGGATCTGGCTATAATGTGGCCGTATACTGAAGATGAGGCTGACTTTTATAGAGTCAAATAAATACCTAAGAGAGCGGTGAAAGCCGCTCTTTTATCAAAAAAAGTCCTTTACAATTGGGCTAAGATGTGATATAATATACTTACATAATGGAGGTAACACCTATTGAAATTCTACACATCTATTAATCGTTATGGCAATCAGCTTCTTTATCGTGGTTATGACAATGGTCAACCAGTATCAAAAAAGATAAAGTACGAGCCTACGTTATTCGTAAAATCACAAAAACCAGAAACTGGCTACAAAAGTCTTGATGGTGTATCAATTGAGCCTAGATTGCTTGATGATATGCGTTCAGCTAAAAACTTTCTTAGTACATATCAAGATGTGGAAAGCTTTAACATCTATGGTTCTACCAACTATGTAAATGCATATATTGCTGAACAGGAAGAATGGAAAGATGATATTGAGTTTGACCGTGATAAAATCAAAGTAACTTCTATTGATATTGAGGTACAGTCTGATGATGGATTCCCAGAACCAGATCAAGCTGCTCAGCCAATTATCTCTATTGCATGTAAAAACAATATTGATAATATCTATTTTGTCTGGGGCTTTGGTGACTATGACGTATCAAAGTCTATTATGCAAGATTGTCAAGTTGTCTATCGTAAAATGGATAACGAAATACATCTATTGTCTGAGTTTCTTAAGTGGTGGAATTCACCAGCACACTGTCCAGATGTAATCACTGGTTGGAATGTCCGTGGCTTTGATGTTCCATATATGGTAAATCGTATCAATAAAGTTCTTGGTGAAGGTCAAGCAAATCGCTTATCACCTTGGGAACACGTTAATGAAAGAGTTATGAAGTTCAAAGGTCGTGATCTTACTACTTATGAACTATATGGTATTGTTACACTTGACTATATGGACATGTTCAAAAAGTTTGGTTATGCATACGGCCCACAAGAATCGTATTCACTTAATCATATATCTCATGTAGTCCTTGGTGAAAAGAAACTATCTTATGAAGAACACTCTTCACTTCATGGTTTATATGAAGCTGACTTCCAAAAGTTTATTGACTACAATATCAAGGATGTTGAGTTAGTTGATCGCCTTGAAGATAAAATGGGTCTTATTACTTTGGTAATGACAGTTGCCTATAAAGCTGGTATCAACTATATGGATGCATTTGGTACTACTTCGATGTGGGATACTATTATTTACCGTACTCTTTCAAAGAAAAACATATATCCAAATGTGGAAAAGATCGCAGGTAATACTGATTATGTAAAAGCTGGATCTACTGTTGGAACCGGTAATGCTACTCATGTAACTAAAGATGGGATACGTACTGGTGAAGTAAAAGAATCTAGTTTTGCTGGTGGCTATGTTAAAACACCACAAGTTGGTTTACATGAGTGGGTTGTATCTTTTGATTTGAACTCACTATATCCAAATATTATTGTTCAATGGAATATGTCACCAGAAACTATCGTATCCGGTACTACACTTGGCGTTACACCTGATACATGTCTTGGTGGTTACAATACTAAAAACTCAGATAAATCTACTTCTATGGCAGCCAATGGTGTTCACTTTAAGAAAGATGGGATTGGTGTTCTACCATCTTTGATTATTGATTACTATGCTGAACGTAAAGCTATCAAAGATAAGATGCTGGCCTCTCAACAAGAACGTCAGGGTATTGACCCAAGTCAAAAGCAAGAAATCTACCGTATTGAACGTGATATGAATCGATTTGAAAACCAGCAAATGGCTATTAAGATTATGATGAATAGTTTATATGGTGCACTTGGTAACAAATGGTTTCGTTATAATGATATCTCTATGGCTGAAGCTATCACTCTTTCTGGCCAGTATGCTATTCGTTTTGCTGAAAAGACAGTCAATAATCATATGAATGAGTTACTTGGTACTGATGAAGACTATGTTATAGCAATTGATACTGATTCATTGTATGTTAACTTTGGTCCATTAGTTAAAAAGCTAAATCCAAAAGACCCAGTTGCCTTCCTTGATAAGATTTGCCAAGAAAACTTTGAAATTGTTATCAAAGATGCTTACAAAGAGTTATTTGATCATATGGATTGTGCCCGTCCACGTATGGAAATGGGTCGGGAAGCTATTGCTGATGTCGGTATCTGGACTGCTAAAAAGCGTTATATTCTAAATGTTCACAACAATGAAGGTGTAGCTTATGCTGAACCTAAGCTTAAGATTATGGGTATTGAAGCTATTAAGTCATCAACTCCATCTCAGTGTCGTGATGCTCTTAAAGCTTTATTCAAAGTTATTGTAACTGGATCAGAGGATAAAACACAAGAAGCTATTCGCCAATTCAAACAGCATTTCTTTAAATTACCAGCCCATGAAGTCTCATTTCCTCGTGGTGTAAATGATGTTGATAAGTGGACACGTAAAACTGGTTATGCCAAAGGTACTCCCATACATGTTCGTGGTGCTATCTTACATAATCAAGCTATCAAGTCAGCCAGTCTGGATACTAAATATGAGTATATCCGCAATGGTGACAAAGTCAAGTTTTGTTATCTTAAAAAGCCAAACCCTATCAAAGAGAATGTGGTGTCATTCAAAGACTTCTTGCCTCCAGAGTTACAGCTTGATAAGTACATTGACTATGATCTACAATTTCAAAAAACCTTTCTAGATCCTATTGAACCAATCCTTACATCGATTGGCTGGAATCAAGAAGAACAAGCTACATTGGAGGCATTCTTTGGTTGAACAAACTATAAAAGAAAAGATTAAACAACGTCGAGCTCAGATGCTTGTACATTCATATATCTACTATCAGTTAGATGATAACATTGTTAGTGATCATACTTGGCAGCAATGGGCAGATGAGTTAACAGAACTTCAAAATGCTAATCCTAGTGAATGCAATATTGATTACTATGATAAAGAGTTCAAAGACTGGAATGGAGCAAGTGGAGCATTTCTTCCACTTGACGATCCTAAAGTTATAGCTAAAGCAGAAAGATTAATTAGTTTTGAAAAAGAGGTTTACAATGCAACAAAAGTGTGATATAATATACTATAAGAATGGAGAAAGATATGAGTAAAGATTGGACTACCGATATTGAAGAAATGCACAAAAAGTATGGTGTTGATCAATGGATGGGAGAAAAGCTACTTATGGTTGATACCGAAGTACTAAAAAAGTTCTTAGAATTCCGTATGGCTTTTCTTAAAGAAGAACTAGATGAAACTAACTTGGCAGTACAAAACAATGACCCAGAAGAAATTGTTGATGGTCTTATTGATTTATGTGTTGTAGCAATTGGTACACTTGAAGCTTTTGGTGTAGATGCTCACAAAGCGTGGGATACTGTATTAGAAGCTAATATGAATAAAGAAGTTGGTGAAAAAGCTGAAAGACCTAATCCTCTTGGTTTGCCAGACTTAGTTAAACCAGAAGGTTGGAAATCTCCAAGCCACGAAGGAAACCATGGTTGTCTCGACTACACTTTTTAAGAGTATATACGATAACAAAACAGATACTCGATTAGTCTTTAAGGACTTTAATGCCTTTGAAGAGTCTTTGTATAAGTTATCTGAAAGACCTATAGCATCAAAGAAAGATGCACCATTGATGTCGCCTGCAGTCTATCAAGCCGATACCACACGAGCTAATGCTAATGTAATTGAGTGGGCCGGTTGGGCTGCAGTTGATGTTGATGAACATAAATTTCAAGGAGACCTACAAAATGAGCTTACCTCTTTATATGGTAATTGGTATTACGTTTGTTATAGTACTGCTAGCTCTACCATCGATCATCCGAAGTTCAGACTTGTCTTCCCTCTTAAAGGAAGAGTTAAAGCAGATAGAATTAAGAAATTCTGGTATGCACTCAACACGCTCTTGGACTCAATCGGAGATAGACAAACTAAAGATCTTTCAAGAATGTATTACGTCCCAGGCCAATATGCTGGTGCATACAACTTTATATTCAGTAATGCTAACGGCTCTTATTTGGATCCTGATGCGTTAATTGATAAGTATCCTTTAGATGAAAAGAAAGGTGGAAAGACTTTCTTTGATCGTTTGCCTGAAGAAATACAAAACCAAATAGTTGAGCATCGTAAAAACTCAGCTGATAATAGAGATTTTAATTGGACAACATATCATGACTGTCCATTTGTGAATAGAAAGTTAGTGGCAGAATATAAGACCATTAATGAAACTGGATGGTATCATGGGCTATATCGTATCATGGTATCTATTGCTGGTAATGCTGTAAGTAATAACTACCCAATTACTTCTAACCAGATCGCAGAGCTCTGTAAAGAGATTGATAATGAAACCGGCCAATGGTATGATAACCGGCCACTTGAAAAGGAGGCAGATCGTGCAATCGAATTCGTCTATAAAAACGTATGATATTTTTAATATGGATATGAGTTTTAATATTGATGATATCCAAAATAAAGCTGAATGGCATGAAAGAGCTATGAATGAAGCAAAACAAATTCATAGTAAACCATCAACAGCTCGTGGTAGATCTTTAGATGAAATCTATGAAACAAGACTATATGGTGGTGTTGCTGAACAATATCTTCTTGAAACAGGCTGGGAAGATGACACAAGAAAGTTTAAAGATGTAATTGATCCTCAAGGTGATCCTGTTGAAGTTAAAACTACATCATGCTTAGAAAATGTTTGGCATGTTCTTGACCGTTGTAGAAAGGCTAAGCTTGAGACATGGAGAAACTATCAGGATATTGTATATGTCTTTATCAATGATACTAAGTCTAAAGAGTTTGTACATGAGGGCACATACCTTTGGAATGGAGAAAAGTTTGAAAGAAATTAATTTGAAAAAAAGTGAAAAAAGTCCTTTACAATATGCATAAACTATGATATAATATACTTATAAAATGATAAATGGAAGGAAATCAAATGTCATATAATTACAAAGTTCTCGAATCTGTTCTTAAAAATATTGCTAAAGACGATTCAACTGAAAATATCTATGATCAAATTGAACGTCTTACAACCGATGAAATTCGTAAGATGAAAGATCTATTTGCTATCATGGATCAAGCTGGTTCTGATAAAATCCAACACATGGGAGAATAACTTGAAGTTTGATAAAGACAAACCACCTATGGCTTTGATTCCACCCGAAGCCCTTTATGAAATTGCCGAAGTATTTCGCTTTGGTGCAGAAAAGTATGGTGTTAACAACTGGCGTGATGATGGTGACTGTACTGAATTTGCGCGTACGTATTCATCTATTCAACGCCACTTAAATGCTTGGTGGACAGGTGAAGATATTGATCCAGACTCTGGTAAGTCTCACCTAGCACATGCTACTACACAAATGATGATTTTAATGATCCACCAAATGGAACACCCTGAGATGGACGATAGATATAAGCCTAAGGATAAAAAATGATAATGTATTCAGTGTCAGATATACGTCAGTACTTCATTGATGAATTACGTGACAAAGCCTTTACCGAAGATCGCACGGGCCAGAAGACTATAGAGCTTCTCGGCGCCTCCTTCCTCGCCGATGAACCGGCGATCTTCGGTATGCCCAATCAAGATTATATTGAAGCAGAACTTGAATGGTATAATTCATGCTCTACTAATATTAATGACATTCACCCAGATAAAGATGCACCTGCCGCTTGGCAGTATGCTGCAAATGACCATGGCGAAATTAACTCTAATTATGGTCACCTTATCTTTGATGAAAAATTATTCAATCAATATGATCGTGTATGTGAAGAATTGTATGATAATCCAGACTCAAGACGTGCCTCAATGATCTATCAACGGCCTTCAATTTGGGTTGAATACAACGAAAATAACAAGAATGACTTTATTTGTACTAATGCTGTTACCTACTATATTCGTAATGAAGAACTTCAAGCTGTAGTTCAAATGCGATCTAATGATGTAGTCTTTGGCTATAAAAATGATATTGCTTGGCAACAGCATATACTTGAGTCACTGGCTAGTGATTTGAATATTGAACCTGGATTTATTCAGTGGCAAGTTCAAAACTTACATGTTTATGAAAGGCATTTTCATCTTGTCAAATAAGTGGGATATTCGCTATATGGAGTTAGCAAGACAGATATCTACTTGGTCTAAAGATCCATCTAAAAAGATTGGAGCTGTTGTTGTAAGTAAAACAGGTCAAGTATTAGCTCAAGGATATAACGGGTTTCCTAGAGGTGTAACTGATTCAAAGGAGAGATATGAAGATAGAGAAGTTAAGTATAAGTATGTTGTACATGCTGAAATGAATGCTATTTTTAATGCAAGTTGGAATGGTGTATCATTAAAGGATGCTACAATTTATGTGTATGGTTTACCAGTTTGCCATGAGTGCGCAAAAGGCATAATTCAAACTGGTATAACTAATGTTATAATGTGTTACTCTGAAAACGTACCACATTGGGAACAATCAACGTCGTATTCCTCATCTATGTTTGATGAGGCTAATGTGAGCTACTCTGACCTCCCAGTCAAATCACTCACACAAATAAACTGATATAACAGGAGAAAATTTATGTCAAAAGTAAAAATCAAAGTCGCTATTGTTGGTATTGGCAATTGCGCAAAGTCCCTTGTTGAAGGGATTCAGTATTACAACGAAAACCCAGATGATAAAGTGGGACTAATGTATCCAGATATTGGAGGATACGAAGCTAAAGATATTGAGTTTGTTATTGGATTTGATGTTGATAGACGTAAGGTAAATAGGCCATTGGCTGAAGCTCTTAGAGCAGATCCAAATTGTGCTATGAACCATGTTGCATCTATTGATGATACATCAAATGGTTTTGGTTGTATTAAGCCAGGTGCTTTAGTTTATTCTGGTCCTGAGTATGATGGTGTTGCACCTCATATGCTAGACTATCCTGAAGAAGTATCATTTAGAACTGGTGCAGAAGGTCATCTTTCTTTTGATGAAATCCGTGACTTACTTATTTCTGCAGATGTTGATGTTGTTATCAATTATCTTCCAGTAGGTTCTGAAAGAGCATCAGAGTTTTATATGGATGCTGCAATTAAAGCTGGATGTCACTTTGTTAACTGTATTCCAACTCTTATTTCAACTAAGCAAACACAAAGAGTTGAACAAAAGTTTATTGATGCAGGTCTTACCATTGTTGGCTCTGATATGAGATCGGCTTGGGGTGCATCAAGAATGTCTGAAGTACTTCAAGGTGCTATGTTAGACTCAGGCCTTATGGTAACTCAGCATATTCAAACTAATATGGCTGCAGGTTCTACTCAAGGACAAGAACATATTAGGACTGGCCGCACTGCAAACACTGACTTTTTGAATATGGCAAAAGTTGAAAGACTACATAATAAGCATATCTCAAAAGAGAATGTATTGAAAGGTCAGAATAGTGTACGTGATACTAGTACTGCTGGTATGACTCTATTTGCTGGTCCTTCACTTACTGTTCAGCAAAAGCCTGGTGGAGACTATATTGGATCAGATCAAAAGATTGCTAACTTTGATATTGTTGCATATGGATTTGGTGGTGCAAGATATGAAATGACTGCTAGGTTAGCAGTTCAAGACTCACCTAACTCTGGTGGAGTTGTAGTATCTGCTATTAGGTTCTGTAAAGTAGCTGCTGAAATGGGTGTTGTTGGTTATCTTCGTGGACCATCTGCTTGGACTCAAAAAACACCACCGCTTCAGTTAAAAACAGAAGATGCAAAAGCTGAGTGTGATGCTTTAGCAGAAAGAATACTTACTGATCTTACTGAAGCTCAACATATTGATAATGAGCCTGTTGCTAAAAAACTTCCTTATACATTTCAAGCTGGGAAGACTGATTATGCTTAACTCATTTGATATTGATGGTGTTATCTTTATGGATAAGTACAATGGTGTTTATCCTGGTAAAGATGATATTATAATTACAGGTAGATCTAAAGAAGAAAGACCTGAGACTGAAGCTATGCTTAAATCAAAAGGTATAACTAATCAGGTATATTATAATAGTACACCTTTTGATGAAAAGACAAGAGAGAGTTCTGGCCGCCATAAAGGCCAGACTCTTTTCTATCTAGAAGAACTTGGTTACAGGTTTGGAATACATTATGAAGATGATCCAGTTCAGGCTGAGGTTATTAAAAAAATGATGCCACATATCAATGTGGTATTACTACAACATGATTTGGTTGAGAAAGAGAATAAAAGACATGAGTGGAATAAGTCTACAGATATTGAGACAGACGCGGGATCAGTCCAACTTTCGTTATTTTAATGAATGGGTTCTTGACTTCTTTAAAAGAGAAGCATTAAGAGAAACAGGACTAATTAACGAATATTCATATCCTGAAAAATTTGGACCAGCTATGAGACAAGAAGTTTCATACTGGAATCCTAATCGTTCCAAACATGCTGAGGTGTACTGGTTAGAAAACTTTGTTTTTAATCAGGACACTTCAATGAGGAATAAAATCCTTAATGCTATGGCAGTAAAGTTTGTAGGTATGCCAACACTTACTTTGGTAGCTTCAGACTCTACTGACTATGGTAAGATTATTGACTTTGATGAGTATAAACTAAAAGGTGATTACTATCATTGGATTAATAACAATTTAGATACAAATAAGAATAAATTAAAAGTCTGGGGTGCTACTCAGCTACAGACCAGTTTACAAACTGCAGCTCGTAATTTTTGCCGTGAAGAAGATAATGATCCAAATGGTAAATTCAAATTGTCGCATATGATAAGATGGATGGGACATTTAGATGATCTTGGCATGAGTGAAGTAGTCCAAAATTCAAATAACAAACTAGGTGATGTATGTGATTGGTTTTCTACTCACCGTGGTATTGGTCCATATTTCTCTTATCACCCACCTTGTAACTTTTCTCGGTGTGATGATCTACCGAATATTGATGAAGATGATGACTATTGTTTAGTTGGTCCTGGTGCTAAAAGAGGTCTTGAATTTGTATTTCCACAAGTTAAATTTAAGAACAATTTTATTATGGAAGCATATATATTAGCTGTAAGAGATCATCAACATGAGTTTTTTGAAATGAATGATAGTGAAGCTCAGTTCTATAAAGATAACTTAGAACGTGGTGGGAACCTAACTACCTTTGGTACTGAAATCACGTTTTGTCAGTTTAACTGTTTCTTAGGTATTCAAAATAATTCAAAAGCACAAACCAAAAGAATGCTACCACTTACTTTTGATTCATTTATTGATATTGCAGATGATTTAAAGAAAAAGCTTGAGCCTTCTCCATTAGAATCTTTTATGAATTAATCCTTTACAATTGATTGAAAGTGTGATATAATACTACTATAATGAAAAAAGCTATTCTAAATGCCCCATTTATTCCTGTTGCTACTCGTATGGCATCTCATCGAGGTGCTCAAGGTGCAATCTATGCTGATATGATTAAACAAACTGGAGTTGATATAACTATCAATTACTCTGGTAAAATTGAAGATCATAATCAATATGATGAAATGTACGTGTATCACGGTAATGATTGGTCTGGCGGTATGAATGTGTTTGGTGGTGTAAAGGGTTTTCCTTATGTTGCTAACACTCGTAACTTCTCAAAATTCAAAGGCAAAGTTTACTCATTAGCTATTGACTTTCCTCCATATCATGAAATGATACAAGAGCGTATTGACAAGGCAAAAGAAAAAGGTAATGAGATTCAGCCTGAATGGCTTGAAGTTGATATTGATAACCTTAAACGTATGTATGAGACTGCTGAAACTATTAGACATCCAAAGATGACAAACAAATTAGTCATTGGTGATAGTCACTCTATATGCATGTACAGGCCAGGATGGACTGTTAATAGTGTTCCATTCAAAACACTGAATGGCGCTTTGAATGATAACCTTTTAACTTACCTTGATGGCTTTGGTGATATAACTGAGTTAGAGTGTTATTTTGGCAATATTGATATTAGGCATCACTTATGCCGTATTGAAGGTGATTACCTAGAAAATACTATTGCTTTAGCAGAAAGATATATAACTACAGTTGAAGCATTACCTATTGAGAAAGTTTCAATTTACGAGCTGCTACCTATAGAAGATATTAGCCGTAAGTTACCTAAGTCTGGTTACTATAAAGATAAACCTTTCTGGGGTACTTGGGAGCAGCGAAATCAAGCCAGGCTTAAATTTAGAGAAGTCTTAGAATCAAAAGCTAAGCATACTAAAATTATTCGTTGGGTTGATAAATTAACAAATAAAGCTGGCCAATTGGATTTTGACTATATGGAAAAACCACAGTCAATACATCTATCAAGACAGTACTATCCGCATTGGAATGGCGAAGAAAAAAATGAAAACAGTTTAGAGGAGTTCTTCGTATGAATTATGCGAGTATTGTGCCACTTATTGGTGGAGAAACAATTGCAATGCAAAACGTCACTGGTAAAAAACCAGAGTATATTTTAAGCTACTCTGCCTTTGATGCCAATGACAGACAACTGGTGGAGTATTATGAAAACAAAGTTCCTTACTATCATCTGGACGATGGTGTGCAACGTTCTGTTCCTAATGTCGATGTTATTAATACCGTTTGCCCTTGTGCTGGCCTTTCTAGCCTTAGTCCTTCAGCATCTTCTACTAATGCTAATAATGATTGGATGTTGGCTACCGCACGTTATGTCTTGGGGGATCTCAAACCTAAAGTATTCTGGGGCGAAAACGCACCAAGACTGGCTAGCAAAATGGGAGAGCCGATTGTTGAAGAGCTTCGAAGGATTGGCAACCAAACTGGATACGCTTTTAGCATTTATAAAACGAAATCTATACTTCATGGACTAAGTCAAGTTCGTGATCGTACATTTTATTTTTTCTGGAAAGGTGATAAAGTACCTAAACTAGGATATATAGAAAGGGAGCACGAAAAAATCGAGGATACGATTCGTTCCGTGAAACGGGATCCTAGTGATCCAATGAACGTCCTGACGAATGATCGGACTCCGTCACATAACCCGTTCTATCGGTATGTTCTCGAAGAAATCGAGGGCGGAATCACACACTCACAATTTCAAGATAAGATTGTTAAGAGTACTAATCCTCTTGATGAGATTGAAAAAGCTGGAATTAAGTATAATAAAGTTAGTGAGTGGATGACTTTAAAAGGTTATGATAATGAAGCTCAGAAATGTATGCGTATGTATCATAAACTTAAGAGTGGCGGTAATATTATGCGTAAGACTACTGAGATTCCAAAAGACTATATTGGTGCTTTTGTAGGTCATATGCCGTCTTCATTAACTCACCCAGATGAAGATCGTTATTTAACTATTCGTGAATGCTTGGCAATTATGAAACTACCAGGTGACTTCATACTACAGGGTGGTAAAAAGAACTTGAACATGATATGTCAGAATGTTCCAGTCACTACAGCTATGGATATGGCTGAAGTAGTAAGTTCTTTTGTTGCAGGTCGATTAGATAATCAAATGTTGGATACAAAGTTTGCTATTCAGTGTAACAAAACTAAATCAATAGATTATCAAAAAAGTCCTGTACAATTGGACCAGTTTATGATATAATATACTTATAAAATGATAAAAGGATGAATTGCATGTCAATTATGGATAAACTAAAAAAGAATTCGAAGATCAAAGAAACTAATATTCTTTCTGATTCGATTTACTTTAAAGATAAAGCACAAGTAGCAACTGATGTTCCTATGATCAATGTTGCACTTTCAGGTGATATGGACGGTGGGCTATCATCTGGTCTTACAGTGCTTGCTGGCCCATCTAAACACTTTAAGACTTCGTTTGCACTGGTTATGGCTGCAGCTTATCTTAAGAAACATAAGGATGCAATTATGCTATTCTATGATTCTGAGTTTGGCTCACCACAATCATACTTTGAAGCCTTTGGTATTGATACATCTAGGGTATTGCATACTCCTATTACAGATGTAGAAAAACTCAAGTTTGATATTATTGGTCAGCTTGAAAACATCGAACGTAATGATAAGGTTATTATTGTTATTGATTCAATTGGTAACTTAGCATCTAAAAAAGAACTTGAAGATGCAATCAATGAAAAATCAGTTACAGATATGTCAAGGGCTAAAGCTCTTAAAGGTTTATTCCGTATGGTAACACCTTATCTTACTATGAGGGATGTTCCTCTCTTGGCAGTGAACCACACTTACATGAGCTTGGAAATGTTCTCTAAAGCTACTGTCTCTGGTGGTACTGGTATCTATTACAGTGCGGATAACATCTGGATCATAGGAAGGCAGCAAGACAAACAAGGCACTGAAGTCAAAGGATACCATTTCATTGTTAACATCGAGAAATCGCGTTTTGTACGCGAAAAGTCTAAAGTACCTATCTCAGTTTCTTGGGAAGGTGGGATCGAGCGTTGGAGTGGTTTGCTTGACGTTGGCCTTGCCGGCAATTATGTTGCTAAGCCTTCTAATGGTTGGTATTGCCGTGTTGATCGCAGCACTGGCGAGCTTGTGGATCCCAAGTTCAGAGAAAAAGATACTCTAACCGAAGAGTTCTGGAAACCAATCTTAAATGATACTGACTTTAAAGAATATATAAAGTCTAAGTATCAAATTGGATTAGTTCCTATGGATGACACTGAACTTGATGTAGAGGAAGTTCCTGCATGATAACTGTTGATGACTATACATTTGCTGAATCACAAGTAGACGATCATTGGGCTGTTCGTCTACTTACTGAGTATCCAGGTGTTACGTACATGTATGGTAAAGTTCAAGTTAAAGAGCATCCTGACGGGACAGCCTCTATTGACTTTAAGTATAAAATATTAGACTCTGCTGACTTTGACGCTGATGAGTTAGAGCAGTCGGATGATTTTAGAAATCGCATTGGAAATGTTATGCAACATATCATTGAAGATGCCGCTGATAATGGGAAAATGAAACTAAATGATCGAAGCAAATCTACAACAAACAATAATACGGAATCTCCTCTCCAATGAGGAATATCTAAGAAAAGTCGTACCATTCCTTAAAAAAGAATACTTTGAAGGTGAACATAAAAACGTCTTTAATGAGATTGTAGCCTTTGTCAATAAGTATAATAAGCTTCCAACTAAAGAAGCTATTACTATTGATATGACTACTAATGGCACATATGATACTGCCAAAGAACTTATTGATATGGTTTTTACACCAGAAAAGATAAACGACGAATGGCTACTTGATAATACTGAAAAGTGGTGTCAAGATCGGGCAATCTATCTAGCCATTATGGAATCCATCAACATTATTGATGGTAAACATCAGAGTCTGACGAAAAATGCTTTACCTGAAGTATTGTCTACCGCATTGGGCGTATGCTTCGATACCAATGTTGGTCATGACTATATTGATAATTCAGATGAGCGTTTTGACTTCTATCATACAAAAGAAGATCGTCTACCGTTTGACTTGGAGAATTTTAATGCTATCACAAAAGGCGGTCTCCCAAACAAAACTCTGAATGTTGCCCTTGCCGGTACCGGTGTTGGTAAATCATTGTTCATGTGTCATGTAGGAGCTGGTGCTCTAACACAAGGCAAGAATGTTCTCTATATTACTATGGAAATGTCTGAAGAACGTATTGCTGAACGTATTGATGCTAACCTGTTCAATTTGCCCATTGATCAGTTGGTCTCTTTATCAAAAACTATGTTTGATAATAAAATTGCAAAGATTGCTCAAAAGAATATTGGGAAATTGATTGTAAAAGAGTATCCAACCGGTGCCGCGCATGTGGGTCACTTCCGTGCTTTATTAAACGAACTTAAGCTAAAGAAAGACTTTGTACCAGATATTATCTTTATTGATTATCTTAATATTTGTTCTTCATCTCGTATGAAAGGTCTTGGTGGTTCTATCAATACGTATTCATATGTCAAATCTATTGCAGAAGAAATGCGTGGCTTGGCTGTTGAGTTCAATGTACCTATTATGACTGCCACTCAAACTACTCGTTCTGGTTTCTCTAATACTGATGTTGGATTAGAAGATACTTCTGAATCATTTGGTTTGCCAGCTACTGCTGATCTAATGTTTGCTTTAGTATCTACTGAAGAACTTGACAAACTTGGTCAGATTATGGTCAAGCAGCTAAAGAATCGTTACAATGATCCTACTTTTAAGAAAAGGTTTGTAGTCGGTGTAGATAGAGCTAAGATGAGATTATATGATGTAGAAGAATCTGCTCAAACTTTGGTTGATGATGTACCAGTATTTGATAACTCTGAGTCAGGCAGATCCATTAAAGGTGAACGAAAAGACTACTCTGACTTCAAGGTCTAGAAAAAAAAATCAAATTATTTTACAAGTGATTGAAATCACAACAGGATTTCTGTCACTTTTTCCTTTACAATCCTTGAAAAGTATGATATAATATACTTATAAAATGATAAAAGGAAGGAAATTTTATGATCAAAATATATCAAATCAAAGACCAAAAGGCAATCTATCCAGACGTATCATTTGGATACGGTATGAATAGCTTTCAACCTAAAGATCACTTTGATAAGTATGTATATGTTGCAGATATAGATTGTGGAGACGAGCTAGAAACAGCTTTCACAATTGGTAATATAGGTCCACAAGATCTTATTACACGTCACAACAAAATGCATTCAGTATCAGTTGGTGATATTTTAGTTACAGATAACGCTGATACGTATATCGTAGCCCCAGCTGGGTTCGATAAACTAGACACAGACTTTGGATATGCGGAGGTAGAATAATGGAAAAAGCTCTTAAAGACTATATCATAGCTCAACGTAAAGAGGCTGAAGAATTCTCTAAACAGCCTGGATGCTGGATGGGATCTATGGTACATCCTAGTGATACTAAGTACTGGAACGAAAGAGTTCCTACTGGTACTCTTAAAGAGTTCAAGCGTATTCAACTTGAAGAAGACGCTTACTATTGCAATGCTGATGCATATAGCAAATCATTTGCACGGTCCATAGATTATTCTAAAATGACCGATGAAGAGCTTGATTTGGATATCAAAGAAGCTTGTGAACACATGGAGCATGAGCGTAAGTGGTATGAAGAGCAGGAGAAACAAGCTCAAGAAGAAGAGGCTAAGTTAGCTTCAACTCTTGGGATTGATGTTCCTACGCTTCAACGTTGGTTAAAACAGGAGGCTGCATAATGGTAGACTATATGTGGCAAACTAGGATAAGTTCAGTAATTGACTTGCTTAGTAGATTAAAAAGCGATAAAAAGCCCGAAAATCAAGAGTGGGCTATAGAATACTGGTCTTTAGTTCTTGAAAGACTTAAAAACCAAGGGAAAAAAATTGATGGCTAATTTTGTAGAAGTTTCAGGCGGTAATAAGTTTCAAAGAGAAATTGCTCATAAGACAGTAGCTTTTATGATTAAAAAGCTAATGCCACGTATGAGAACTTTAGACATTAATGTTGAGATTTGCAATATCAAATCAGATGCAGTTGGATTTGCTATGATGTGTGATGATAACCGTACGTTTGAATTAGAAATTGATAAAAAAATTAAATTAAATGATTTTGTAACTACATTGTGTCATGAAATGATACATGTTAAACAGTATGCTCGTAATGAAATAAATGGTGTTGACCTATGTTGGAAAGGCAGAAACATTTCTAAAGACACTGACTATTGGAACTATCCTTGGGAAAAAGAAGCATATAGATTACAAAAACGATATGCAAACGAAATCTGGGAGTCTGATTTATTATAAATATAGTGTATAAACAGTTATGGGAATAAACCACAATGCTTACTTTTATGGGGTTTCTAATGGAAGACTATGTCAAACTCTCGGCAGATCAATTATTGAAGCCTGGCCGTGAAGGTAGAGCTACAACACTTATTAAAAAAATACAAGATGGAGATCCATTTCTCTTATACAAAGATAATGCAAAAACTGTGACTCTTCAAAAGGGCGCATCATTAAATAACTATAAAAAAGCTTTAGATGCTGGTGATAAAAAAGCTATGAATGCCATAGCCTTTCCAGCTTCAGACGGAAAAGAATATACATTACAAGATTTGGCTAAATCACCAGAGTTTGGTGGTAAAGGATCTGGCTCTGGAACAAAAGGCGAAGATGCTGCTTTAGCTGATCTTAAAGATAAGTTTACAAAAATTTTAGAAAAAGAAACTGTACCTTTTCTTTATATCAAAATTGGTAAAAAGGTTAGGAAAGTTGGTGGCATTGAGACTACACCAGGTGTTCCAAAGTCTGACTTTCATATGTTAGACCCACAAAAAAACGAAGTCTTTTGGATCTCTCATAAGCTTGGCAGTAAAGCAAATGACTTTCAACAATATGGTGGTATGCCTGAGCTAAAGTTTACTAACTCTAAAGATATGCTTAAGTTTGTAGATGATGTGAAGAAAGAATTGAAAATTTTAACTGGTGGATCACTACCAATTCTTCCTCCTAAAACAGCTTTTGCTCGTAAAGTTATGGATAAAAAAATTATTAGCATGACTCTATTTGGTAAAAAATTTGGAAGAACACCAGATAGTAGACAAAACATTGATGTGTTATATCAAGGGCCAATGAACTTTAAACGTGCAGGAATGAAAGATGGTATCCCTGTTTATACCATAACATCTAATCATACACAACTTCATGGTGAAGTACCAAAGGGAGATTACGAGCCATATTACTATGTAAGACCAGAGCAAGCTAAAAACCAATTTGGTATTAAAGCTGCAAGATTCTTTATTGTTGCAAAATTAACAGCTACTAAAAACAGAAATACTAAGGTAATATAATGCTAAAAGGTTTTCAAGCTCATACACTTACTGAAGATAAAAATACACATATGACTCACTTAGAAGATAGAGTTATATATGGTGGAGTAAAAGGCGCAAGGGATGCAATCCTTGCTCTTCGTTCTTTAAGAGATATGTTAGCCGGTAACGCTTCTAAGTCAGTTGATGTAACTGTAAAGTGGGATGGTGCACCGGCTGTATTTGCTGGTAAAGATCCAAGTGATGGCCAATTCTTTGTAGCTAAAAAAGGTGTTTTTAATGCAACACCAAAAGTTTATAAGTCACATGCTGATATTGATGCAGATACTAAAGGTGACTTATCATTAAAATTAAAAGCCGCCTTTGACGCACTGAAATCAGCCAACATCAAAGATGTTATTCAAGGCGATATTATGTTTGTCAAAGACGATCTAAAGAAGGAAAAGATTGATGGACAAGAATATATCACCTTCCACCCGAATACGATTGTTTATGCTGTGCCTGCGGGAACACCAGCTGCAAAAGAAATTAGCAAAGCGAAAGTTGGAATCGTCTTCCACACAACCTATAAAGGTAAAACCTTTGAAGACATGAAAGCTAGTTTTTCTGTAGATATGAAACAGTTAAATGGTGCAAAATCAATATGGGCTCAAGATGCTACTTTACGTGATGTATCTGGTACAGCCACACTTACTAAAAAAGACACTGAAGAAGTTACACAAGCACTTAGTAATGCTGGTAAGATCTTTAGAAAAATTGCATCTACAACATTAAAACAAATTGAACAGAATCAAGAAATTGCAAAAGTTATAGAGACCCACAACAATTCTTATGTTCGTAAAGGACAGAAAGTTGTGAATACTACTAAGCATGTTAATTCTCTTATTAAATACATCAGTGATAAATACGATAAAGAAGCTGATAAAAGAAGTAGTGAAAAAGGTAAAGCAGCTCAAGTAGCAAAAAAGAACGAGTTTCTTAAGTTTTTCTCACCTGCTAATAAAGCTAACTTAAAATTAATCTTTGATTTACAAAATTCTATCGTAGATGGGAAATTAAAAATTATAAATAAACTTAATAGACTGAATAAAATTAATACGTTTATTAAAAAGCGAAATGGGTTTCATACCACTGGTGTTGAAGGTTATGTAGCTATTGATAAACTAAAAGGTGGAGCAGTTAAACTAGTAGACCGTATGGAATTCTCTACTAATAACTTTTCACCAGATGTGATTAAAGGCTGGGACAAGGCGTCCTGATCCTAATGGAAAGAGCGGAAATGATATCGTTTAAAAGTTTTGTTGAAATATACGAAGAAGCCATAGAAGAGGCTTTGACTGTACAACAACGAATGAAAATGAAACAAACCATGCGTAGAAATAAGGCTAAGATTAAATTAGGCCGCCAACGTTCTATGCGTAAGATGGCATCTGCTGAAGTTCTTAAGGGTCGTGCTCATAAGCAAGCTAAGAATATAATCATTAAAAAGATTTTGAAGAATAAAAACAAAGCTGATCTATCTTACGGTTCAAGAGTTAATTTGGAAAAACAAGTAGCAAAGCGTAAAGGCGCTATTCTACGTATTGCCAAAAAACTTCTTCCAAAAGTAAGACAAAAGGATCGCACAAAGCTTCGCAATAAGGGGAAGTAAAGTGCAATTCAAATCATTTACTCAATATGTTACTGAAGAAACTAAAGACTTAACTGTTGCTTGGGGTAGGTATAACCCACCAACAATTGGTCATGAAAAGCTATTTCAATCTGTAAATAAAGTAGCTTCAGGTAATAGTTTCCGCATATATGCCTCACAAACAAATAAACCAAAGACAGATCCCTTAGATTATAAGACTAAGGTAAAGTATCTCCGTAAAATGTTTCCAAGATATGCTCGTTCAATTATGTATGCACCTAAAGTACGTACACTATTTGATCTATTGCAAACATGTTATGACGAAGGGTTTACAAGACTTACAATTGTAGCAGGTTCAGACCGTGTTAAAGAATACGAAGTACTTGCAAATAAGTATAATAATAGAAAAGGCCGTCATGGTTTTTATAACTTTGAAGGTGGTATTAATGTAGTATCAGCAGGTCAAAGAGATCCAGATGGAGAAGGTGCTTCTGGCATGTCAGCCTCTAAACTTAGAGCAGCTGCAGCAGATAATGACTTTCAATCATTTTCAAATGGAATGCCAAAAGGATTTAAAGATGCTCAAAAATTATTTAATGATGTTCGCAAAGGCATGGGCCTTAAAGAGTCATATGACTATCGTTCACACATTCAGCTAGAGCCAGTATCCGAGAAAAGAGAAGAGTACGTAAATGGAGAACTCTATAAAGAAGGTGATTTGGTTGTAGTAAAAGAAAATGATCAAATTGGTACTGTCCTTTTTTGCGGCTCTAACTATGTATTAGTAGAAATGAATGGCGGTAAATATCGCAAATGGATTAGTGATATTGAACGTCTTCCTGATGCTATGCAAGTAGAAGGTAAAGAAGATCCAGACATTGGTGATAAGAAAGGTTCACAACCTGCAATATATCATAAGGGTCTAAAGAAATCTACTAAACAAAAAAGAGATGCTCAGTTTAAAAAACAAGCTAAGATGGATGATGATGATCCCTCTGCATATAAACCTGCACCAGGCGATAAAGAAGCAAAAACAAAACCATCTAAGCATACTAAGAAATTTAAACAAATGTATGGTGAAAAAGCTCAAGTTGACCGTGCAAAAACTAAAATAGACCGTGAAAAAAAGCGTGATGCTGATAAACATGACCGCATGTTAGATCGTGCACGTATTCGTGACACATTAGCTAAGAACAGGAAATCAAATGCAAAGTCTTAAAACATATATCTCAGAAAATGCTGGGTTAAAGAAAAAAGCCGAAAAATCGGGTATGCCACTTGGTATATTACGCAAAGTTTATAATAGAGGAATGGCTGCTTGGAAAACAGGTCACCGGCCTGGGACAACACCACAACAGTGGGGAATGGCCCGAGTAAATTCATTCGTAACAAAATCCTCTGGAACATGGGGTAAGGCAGATAAAGATCTGGCCGCAAAGGTAAGGGGAAGCTAATGAAATCGTTTTTTGAACTATCAAAAGAACTCAATGAAGCAAAAGATGAGTTTAAACCACATAAGATGTATGATCCAAAAACTGGTGAAGCACATGATGCCGACACAGAAGCCGATCATTTACGTATGAAAAAAATGGGTTACACTCATGAAAAACCAGAAGTAAAAGAAGACTTTTCACCTAAGGAAATTAAGATGGCTATTGGTATAGCATCTGATCCTCGTTATAAAGGTGGTAATATGACTGGTGCTACAAAAGCTATTGAAAAGATTCGTACTGGTCTATCAGGTCATAAACAAGTTATGGCAGTTCTTAAACGCCAAAACGAAGATATTGAAGAAGCTATGAGTCCAAAAGAAAAAGCTGCACATGCAAAAGCTTTGGCAGACTTTAAAAAGCGTGGTGGTAAGGTTACTAAACTTCCACCAGGAAAAGCTGCTGGTTGGCATGGCAAAGACGATTTTGGTACTGGTCAAAAAGGTATGCTTGGCAAATCTGATACTAGTAAATTTGGTACTAAGAAAAGAGTTAAATCTATGAGAGCTCAGACTGAAGAGACTCAAATTGATGAAAAAGTATATTCAAAGCCAGCTAAATTAGACCCAGCAATTGCTAGAGATCCAAAGGTAAAAGCTGCTCAGAAATCCCATGCAAAAGGTGACTGGGATGGAAACGTAGATAAAGAAGGTAATGCCATTGTTCATGTAAAAGGTAAACCACATACTGTTACTGTTCAAATGGAATCTATGAATGAAGCTACTAATATGTATACTGATGACCGTGTAGGTTTTCAAATTGATCGATTTGCAATGGGTAAAGGTAAAGGTGTCGGTTTTCAAATTAACTATGGTAAAGGTGTTGGCAAGGGTAAATACATTCAAGTTCCAATGGATGATATGAAACGCGTTATTGCTCAAATGACAAAGGCTATGAAAGCTAAAATCTAATGAAATCCTTTGTTGAATACTATGAAATTGGAACGGATGCTTACACTAAGTATACTAAAAAGCATACACCAGGTCAGAGTGTTAAAGAAGGCGAAGGTAAACATAAGGGTGAAACGTGGGAACAAGGATACAAACGTAGAGTTGTAAAAACTACAGACCCTGAGCATAAGAAAGACGGATATAAGTGGAGAATTAAAGGTAAAGAAAGACCTAATATTTCTATAAAACTATATAAAGAAAAGCCTTCACAGGCTCAATATAACACACAAATGAAAAGGGTAGCAGGACATGAGTTCGGTGGATAAATTTAAAACATATACAGAGCAAAAAATAGATGAGATTTGCGAAGATTGTAGTATCTATGATGAAATCATTGTCGAAGCTTCTGAATATAAAGGTCGTAAAGTTAAGTTAAATGATCCAAGTAGATCATCTGACGGTAAAAAGAAATTTTATGTCTATGTTAAAAACGACAAAGGGAATGTAATTAAGTTAGGTTTTGGTGATCCAAATATGGAAATCAAAAGAGATGATCCAAAACGAAGAGCAAGCTTTAGAGCAAGACACGGATGTGATAATCCTGGACCCAAATGGAAAGCTAAATACTGGTCATGTTATCAGTGGAGAGCTGGAGCTAAAGTTGATAACTAATGAAACCCGAGTTAACACAGGAAATTAAAATGACGACATCACAGTTAAATACTCAACGCTTGGATCGTATTGAAGAAAAGATTGATAAGCTGGCTGAGGCTATGATATCGTTAGCTCGAGCAGAGGAGAAAATATCAGGGTTGCAAGATGATCACGATAAAATGTACGAAAGAATTAACAGACTTTCAACTAAGCTTGATGAAATTGGAAGCAAGGTAGACGAGAATTCTAGGACAGTGGACTTCATCCACAAACTGTTCTGGGTGTGTATAGTATCTATTGCGGGTGCTATAACAGCAAACATATGGATGTTAAACTAGGAGAAGCCAAATGTCATTAGACGAAAAACTTATGAATGTGGCTCAGGCTTATCTGAGCATGCATGAAAAAGCTAAAACAGAGGATGCATCTAACGATAAATCCGATGATGGAGACGGTATGGATAAAGTAGATCCAAAAGCCGCTAAGAAAAAATTCAAAGATCGTAAAGATAAAGATATAGATAACGACGGTGATACCGACGGCTCAGATGAATATCTTCATAAAAGGCGTAAAGCAATTGCAAGCAAAGATGAAAGTAAGCAAGGGTTTATATTAGCTGCTAAAAAAGCTAAAGATGCTGGTGAAGAAACTTTTGTATTTGCTGGTAAGAAATACAATTGTGAAGATGCTTTAGCTAAAAAAGAAGCTGTTGAAATCGAAGTAGATGATAAGTCAGATGCTTCACCTGAAATGGATAAGAAAAAAGAAGATCCTAAGAAGAAAAAGAAAACAGACCCTAAAGTATCTAAAGCTAAAGATGGCGATAAGGGTGATGCAGATGCTGCTACTGAGCAAAAGGAAAGTGTTGATACTTCTCCAGCTGGTGATAGCCCGCCCGCAAAACGTGCTTCAGTTCGTGATAAAGAATTCATGGCATTGCATAAAGATAAGAAAGCTGCTGAAAAACGTCGTGACGAAGACAGGCAAGATGGTACTAATGCAGTTAAAGTCGCTCCAATCCGTCCTGGTGATTCTAAGGTCGGAGAAAAAGCAATTAAAACATTTAAACAAATGAGGAAATAATTATGGTAAATAAACCTGGCTGGTTAGCCGATTCTATAGCTCACCCTGATGGATATTACACTGTTGACGGTGAAAAATTAAAAGGTGTTATGTTAGCTCCACAACAAGTAGAAGACTGGAATAGTGATGCACCTGAAATGCCTCCTATGCCAGAAGCTGCAGCTCCTGCACCAATGGAAACTCCAGAGCCAATGACTGCAATGTCTACTGAAGATGCTCAAGACTTGGGTAAAGTAGAGATGCTAACTGAAGCACCAAATGATATGGAAGAATTATTAAGCATGTCAAAGCGTGAGCTTGAAGATCTAGGTCGTGAGCATGGTGTAGAACTAGACCGTCGTGAGAAGAAATCTACTCTTGTAGAAAAAATGAAAAATATTATCTCATAATTTAACTGGGGTAAATAGATCTATATTAATCTATTAACTCTGGAAGACTGAGAATGAAAATATTTGAAGAATTGAATGATGATAACTGGATGATGTTTGCATCTAAGTACTATAAAAACATTCAATGTACAAGCTTAGAAGAATTTTATGATGATCTGCAAAGATTTAAGTATCTTAAAAGGTTATTCAAAAGGTACTTAAATAATAATGATTTACAAGAACGGCTTATACTAAATCACATCATAGTTTTGAATAATGTGTTTGGTATAAAAGAGGCTAATAAAATGTTATTCTTTAAAATTGAAGAAAGTCATTGGCCTTTATTAAAAACGTTTTTGGTATATCTAAACTATTTACCAGATGATGAATATGTAGATATACCGTTAGATCAGAATATAATTAAAGTATTAAGGACAATATAAATGGGAATCATATCAAGAGCAGCCGATCTATATTACACTTATAAGTTTCTAAAAACTCTAGTTACTGACTGGGAAGACATGGAAGCATATAAGTTGGGATTGATTGATAAAGACGGTAAGTATATTGCCAAAGGTATCACTAAAACTGCTGAACAAAAAGACGCCTATACTGTATTTCATCGCTTAGTCTTTAATCTTAAACGTATCATGCAAAAGCTACCGTTTGGTAGATCAAAATTAGCTTCATACGCATCAGCTCTTTTTTTACTAAGAGAGCATACTGGTATGAGTGAAGAGCAAATTGCAAAAGCTCTTGACGAAGCTGGATTTGATATTAATACATTTCTTCCAGAAGAAACACAATGGAACACTCAATTAGATAAATCGTTATCACCTGGTGTTTATACTTTAACACAAGAGTTAGCTTCTCCTACTACTGGTGATATGATTTATCGTGAGGGTACAAAAGTAATTGTTGCAGAAAATACAAAACCAATTGCTTCTGTGTTTGGAGAAAATATATATACTATTAGACACGTTGATACAAAAACAAATTTACATGTAACAGCATCGGATATATCAAGATGAACAAATTTTACTTTTGGCAAGACGCCTGTTGGGATGGATATAAACAGGTAGGTATGAAGAAAAAGGGAAACAAGCAAGTTCCTAATTGTGTACCAGAAGATGCACCAGCAAATGCCGTTGCTCATGGTGGGGTTGATATGAATCCAACTGGAAGACCAAAGAAGATGGATAAAAGGATGAAGTTACATCCTGAAAAAATTTATCGTAGGTCTAAAGGCGGACCAATAGAAACACTCTTGATGAAAAGACGAAATGGCTAGAATTTACATATTACTTTTTGTTGTAGCAATCTTAGGTGGCATCGGTTACGGTGCCAAATACTATTATGACACTACACAAAATAAAATTGCAGTATTGCAAAAGAATAATGCAACATTAGAAGTAGCAGCTCAAACTGCTCAAACGAGTGTTGAAACTCTTCAAGCCGATATGATAAGACTTGGAGACATTAATAAAAAATTACAAATGAGTCTACAAAAAGCAGAAGCATATGGTGATGAACTTAGAGTTAAACTAAGTAAACTAAACCTAGTTGTAGAAGCTTTAAAAGATTCAAAACAATTAGAAGGAAAAATGAATGGCGCTTCAGCGGAACTTTGGCGTGGTATCATGGATGACACTGGTAATACCTCTGTCCTTCCTGCTCCTAACTGGTTGCAGCAGTCTCCAGATGGAACCGGAGATCAAAGTAGTAACCAAAGTGGAAAAGGTTCAGATACCGGTAGTAGCACGCCCGAAGCCAGTACAACTAAGTGATACAAGAGTATTTGTAGTTACTAAAGATAACTTTGATGAATTCAAAAAAGAGTTTACTGAGTTATATGGTGATCTAGCTTTTGTCGCACTTAGCATGAAGGATTATGAAAATCTGGCTCTTAATTTGGCCGACCTTCGAAGATATATAAATCAACAAAATGAAGTTATTATATATTATGAAAAAGCGGTCAAAGAGGAACCAGAAGGAGAACAATAATGGAATTTATCGTAGATCAATTAGTCACTTGGTGGCAGTTTACCGTAGTAGGTATTTTAATTATTTTAGGATTTATTATCAATCTATTCGGTGTTGATCAAGACGATGACATTATTGGATTCGAATATTCAGATATGCCTAAGCTTAAACCACTTCGTATTCCAACTGCAGGAAAAGGCTTTTGGAGTGCTATATGGATGTGGTTAACAGGCACTAGACATTGGGAAGTTGCAGAAGATTGGAACTATAAAATTGGTGGAGAATCATATGTGATTCCAGCTGGATTTAAGTTTGATGGTGCATCAATTCCTAAGTTTCTACACACATGGTTGTCTCCTACAGGTGTTTTACTTATGGGTGGTTTAGTGCATGACTATGCATACAAATATGCTACTTTACTTAAATCAAACAAGAAATCAACTATGGGTGATATTGATCAAAAGAAAGCTGATGAGATATTCCGCGATATCAATATTGAACAGAATGGTTTTCATTTCTTAAACAAATTAGCTTATTGGGCTTTACGTATTGGCGGCTTCATGGCATGGAACAGTCATCGTAAAGTAAATTCAAAAATTTAGAAAAAAACAGTTTACAAATGGCTCATAGTGTGATATAATATATCTACAAATTGAGAAAGCGGAGTAGTCAATGAATAATAAAATTATGGTAACCAAGCGTAATGGAAGAGGTCAAGAACACTTTGACCTTGAAAAAGTACACAAGGTTTTGGAATGGGCGACTGTAGATATATCAGGTGTATCAATATCTGAAATCGAATTGCGTTCTAATATTCAGTTATATGATGGTATAAAGGCTTATGATATTCATGAGCTATTAATCAAATCTGCATCAGAATTAATTAGTGATGCTACACCTAACTATCAGTATGTAGCTGCTAGGCTAATTAACTATAAACTTCGTAAAGAAGTATATGGACAGTTTGAACCTTGGCTATTCTCTCATATTGTAGAAAAAAATGTTGAACGTGGTGTATATGATTCTGAAATCTTGGATAAGTATTCTACCGAAGAATTAGAAAAGCTAGAAACTTTTATTCAACATAAACGTGATAATGATTTTACTTATACTGGTATGGAACAGTTTAGAGGTAAATACTTAGTTCAAAATCGTAATACAAAAGAATGTTATGAAACTCCGCAAATTTTGTATATGATGATTGCAGCAACTCTTTTTGCTGATTATGGCAGAAATCGTTTAAAATGGGTTAAAGATTACTATGATGCTATTTCTCAGTTTTATATTTCATTACCTACTCCTATTATGGCTGGTCTTCGTACAGGAACTAAACAGTTTTCTTCATGTGTATTAATTGAAGCAGGAGATTCTTTAGATTCTATTAATGCAACAAGTACATCTATTGTAAGATATATTTCAAAGAAAGCTGGTATTGGTATTGGTGCTGGTTCTATTCGTGCTTTGGGTAGTAATATTCGTGATGGAGGTATTGTTCACACTGGTCTTATTCCATTTCTAAAATACTTTCAGGCTGCAGTTAAATCATGTTCTCAAGGTGGAGTAAGAGGCGGTGCAGCTACAGTATATTTCCCATTGTGGCATTATGAATTTGAAAATCTTGTTGTACTAAAAAACAATAAAGGAACTGAAGAAACTCGTGTAAGACAAATGGACTATGGCTTTCAGTTAAACAAACTTATGTATGAGCGTCTATTAGGTGGTGGTAATATTACATTCTTTTCTCCATCAGATGTTCCTGGCTTATATGAAGCTTTTTATGCAGATCAAGATGAGTTTAAACGTCTTTATGAAATGTATGAAGCAGAAAAATCTATTCGTAAAGTATCTATGCCAGCAATGGAAGTGTTTAGTCAGTTAATAACAGAAAGAAAAGATACTGGTAGAATTTACATTATGAATGTGGATCATGCAAATGAGCATGGATCATTCTTACCTGAAAAAGCTCCAATTCGTATGAGCAATTTGTGTTGTGAGATTGATTTACCTACAAAGCCTTTGTCGTCTTCTGATGACGAGGAAGGTGAAATTTCATTATGCACTTTATCTGCAATCAATTGGGGATTAATTAATGCACCTAAAGAATTTAAAAAATATTGTAATCTTGCAGTTCGAGCTCTTGACTCACTACTTGATTACCAAGACTATCCAGTTCCAGCAGCACATAGAAGCACTATGGACAGGCGCCCTCTTGGTGTGGGAATCATTAACCTGGCACATTTTTTGGCTAAAAGAGGGCTTAAGTATGATGATGGCTCCCTTCAAACCATTGATGAATATGCTGAGGCTTGGAGTTACTACCTTATTAAAGCAAGTGTGGAACTTGCTAAAGAACGTGGGCAATGCATACGTAGCTCTGACACCAAGTATCATCAAGGACTGTTTCCAAAAGATACATATAAAAAAGAAGTAGATGAGCTAATTAAACCCAAAGAAAGAATGAGATGGAAGTCACTTAAGAAAGATGTAATGGAACATGGTATCCGTAACTCTACTTTAATGGCTTTAATGCCAGCTGAAACTTCAGCTCAGATATCTAATTCAACTAATGGTATTGAACCACCACGTGCTTTAGTATCATATAAACAAAGTAAAGACGGTGTAATGGCTCAGGTAGTACCTGGCTATCATCATTTAAAGAATAAATACGATTTACTATGGGATCAACCAAACCCATCGGGTTATCTCAAAATTATGGCTGTTCTACAAAAATATATAGATCAAGGCATATCAGTAAATACGTCATATAATCCTGAAAGATTTGAAGACAATAAAGTTCCTATGTCTCAAATGATTACGGATCTTGTGACGTTTTATAAGTACGGTGGTAAGCAATTATATTATAACAACACATATGATGGATCAGGTGAAATGTTAGAGTCACATGTAGATTTACCAACAGAGCTGCAAGACGATGAAAACTGTGATAGTTGTGTTATTTAAAAAGGAAAGAAGAAATGTCAGTATTTAAACAAAAGAAAAAATCACACATCGAGTCACAGATGTTTTTTGATGAAGGAGTGGATATTGCACGCTATGATATGCTAAAGTATCCAGCATTAGATAAGATTACAGATAAAATGCTTGGATTCTTTTGGCGTCCAGAAGAAATTGATGTTACTAAAGATAGATCAGATTTTGATAATCTTACAGTACATGAAAAGCATATTTTTACATCAAATCTAAAACGTCAAATCTTATTGGATTCTGTTCAAGGTCGTGGTCCAACAGAGACATTAATGCCAATTGCATCTATTCCAGAAATAGAGCCATTAGTACAAACTTGGGCATTTATGGAAACAATCCATAGCCGTTCTTATACTCATATTATACGTAATGTATATCCTAATCCTTCGGCTGTATTTGATGAAATGCTAGACATTAATGAAATTGCTGATTGTGCTACAGATATTTCTAAGTACTATGATGAGTGTATTGAATATTGTAAATGGTGGTCTTTATTAGGTGAAGGTGTCCATAAAGTAAATGGCACACAGTTTCAGATTGACAGGTTTGAGATGAAACGTAAATTGTGGATGGCACTTAATTCAATTAACGTATTAGAAGGTGTTAGGTTCTATGTATCTTTTGCTTGTTCTTGGGCATTTGCTGAGCTTAAACGCATGGAAGGTAATGCAAAGATTATTAAGTTTATTGCAAGGGATGAGAATACACACCTAGCTGCAAGCCAAACTATACTTAAGACTTTGCCTAAAGAAGATCCAGACTTTGCTAAAATTAAAGATCAGCAAGAGTCACAAGTAACTAAAATGTTTGTTGATGCTGTAGATCAAGAAAAAGTATGGGCTGATTATCTATTTAAGGACGGTTCTATGATTGGCCTTAATGCTAAGCTCCTATATAGTTATATCGAATGGATTGCTGCAAAACGTATGAAAGCACTTGGTATCGTTTCTCCTTATTCTACTCCACAGGCTAATCCTTTACCTTGGACAGAAAAATGGATTGGCGGTGGTAATGTACAAGTTGCACCTCAAGAAACTGAAATCAGTTCATATGTTATCGGCGGCATGAAACAAGATATGGATAATGATTTACTGAAAGGAATGAGTCTATAATGAAAATAGAATTAATAACTAGGCACACACCGCCGTGTGTCTATTGTGAAAGCGCAAAAGGGTTTCTTGATATGAAAAAGGTACCTTATGAAGAAACTGTTGTTGGTGCACATACAACTGCTAGTAGTAATGGATATAAAAATCATATTACTAGAGAGCAACTTTTAGAACGGTTTCCAACTGCACGAAGCTTTCCAGTAGTAATAATTGATGGTAAACCTATTGGTGGATTCCAACAACTTAAAGACTACTTTCTATCAGCAGCTGTATCAGGGTTATCGCTATGAATGAATGCTGGTCCTGTAAAGCTAAGTTTAAAGTAAAATTCGATGATGAAGATCAAGCAATAGCATTCTGTCCTGCCTGTGGAGAAGAAATGTTCGAAGAGATAAATATATCTGAAGGACATTTTATCGTTGACGACACAGGTGAAGAAGAGTGGGAATGACTTGGTACTATAAAGATTTAGAATACACAGAAACACCAGAAGATTATCATGGATTTGTCTATATAATAACTGAAACAGATACGGGGAAAATGTATGTCGGCAAGAAATTCTTTTGGAAGCCAAAAACACTACCAATCACAAAAACCAGAAAGCGACGAGTTAAGACGCGTGTTGAGAGCGATTGGAGAACTTATTATGGATCTTCTAAGGAAGTACAGATTTTAGTTGAAGAAAAAGGCAAAGACAATTATAGAAGAGACATACTTCATTTATGTAAGACTAAAGGTGAATGCTCATACCTAGAAGCAAAAGAGCAATTCGACCGAGGTGTATTACTACACGACGGATATTATAACGAATTTATTGGATGTAAAATACATTCTAAGCATATTAGGGGTTTACAATGACGTCAAAATGTGTTATAATAATAGTATTATGAAAAAAGGTGGTGACAATATAATTCCGTTTCCTTTGCAGGAAAAATACTCAGTAGAAGATTATGATCTGGATGCTACATATCATGTCTTTGATGTAATTACCGATGAGTTAGAAGAAATGGGATATGATGTGGAAAACCAGCAGCTTAAAAAAGATATAGCTGTTTTGGCTAACTTACTTTTTGCTTCTTTCCAAAGGAATCATAAGAATAGTGAACACGTCTTTCATTTTATATTGGATGAATGTGATGTGATGATAGCAGCTGCAAAAGAGTATATGGATCTTTTAGAAGCTAAAAAACAAGATAATGTAATAGATGATGGGAACCCAACAAATGATAATAATCGATTATAATGCAATAGCAATTGCCGGCGTAGTAACACAGAAAATGCAAATAGACGAACACCTAATTCGTCATATGATTCTTAATACTATTCGAATGTATAACAAAAAGTTTCGTGATGAGTACGGTACTGTTGTTATTGCTTGTGATCATTCATCATGGCGTAAAGAAGTATTCCCACAGTATAAAGCTTCTCGTAAAAAAGGCAGGGAAGAATCGTCTATGGATTGGAATGAAGTCTTTCGTATTATTAATAGTGTACGAGAAGAAATTCTAGAAAATATGCCATACAAAGTTATCCATGTAGAGCGTTGTGAGGCCGATGATATTATTGGCACTTTAGTTTATAAGACTCAGGAGTTTGGACAAAACGAACCTGTTATGATTATTTCAGCTGATAAAGACTTTATTCAGCTACATAAATTTAATAACGTTCGTCAATATAGTCCTATGCAAAAGAAATTTGTACAACATGAAAACCCTCGTTTATATGCATTAGAGCACGTCCTTAAAGGTGACAGCGGTGATGGTGTACCTAATGTACTTAGTCAAGATGATTGCTTTGTAGAAGGTATTCGTCAAACACCAGTTACTCAAAAGAAAATTGATGCTATTCTAGCTGATTTAGATGATGGTGAGTTACTTTATGCAGCTTCTTGGTATCGTAACTATCAACGTAATGATACACTAATTAATCTTGAAAATACTCCACAAGAGTTAAAGTCTGAGATTATAAATAAATTTGAAGAACAAGATCCATGGCATAAAAAAGGTAAAATGTTTCCGTATTTTGTTCAAAAAAGATGTAAAATGTTAATTGAATGTATTGAGGATTTTAATAATGGCTAAACCAATTGTTCCAACCAAACACACACTACACGAGGTATTAGAACTCGTAGGAAAAGCTCCCACCAAAGTAGATAAAGCAAAAGTATTAAAGCAATATGAAAGTGTTGCGCTTAAGTCTATTCTTAGAGGTGCTTTTGATGACTCATTAGAATTTAATCTACCAAAAGGTTCGCCTCCTTATGAAGAGTCTAGAAAAGGCGAAGCCCGTGCAGCTAATACGCATCAATCAGTAAAACGATTAGTCTACTTTATGAAAGGTGGGCAGGGTGATCAAATCATGGCTCCTAAACGAGAAAGGATGTTTATCTCTATTATTGAGACACTTCTTCCAGAGGATGCTGAAATCTTTATTGCTATGAAGGATAAGAAATTCATGGGTTTGTATAAGGGAGTTACAAAAAAACTTGTACAAGACACATGGCCGACATTAATAAAAGAATAAATAAGGTTATGATCAACACACATTACATTATAGGTGCTTACAACGAATTCTCGTTGTAGGCTTTTTTTAACTCTAGAATAGGAGCATAACTATTTCATTTGAAACTTCAACCTCACAACGTAGGAGGAAAGACTTGCAAGGATCACAAATCGAAAGATTAAAAAGAGATTCTAAAGAATTAAAACACTATATTAAAAAGCAAGAGAAAAGAGGAGATAGTAACCTAGTATACAAACTTAGAGCTAAGTATGAGTATCTTAATTCTAAGATATCTGAAGTTGAATTGGAAGTAGCATAAAATAATCCTTTACAAATGGATTAAAATGTGATATAATATATCTATATTATGGAGTAAAATATGAATATTTTTATACTTGACAAAGACCCAGTTTTGGCAGCACAGCTACAGTGTGACAAACATGTGGTTAAGATGATCGTGGAATCAGCTCAAATGCTGAGTACGGCACATAGAATGCTAGATGGTAAAATAGTAATGAAACCTTCAAGATCTGGTAAACGTATGATTAAGTACTATGACCTGTATGAAGGTGCAAATGATCTAGAAGCCGAAATGTTATACTATAGTGCTGTACACCACGGTCATCCATGTACTAAATGGACAATGGAATCATCAGAAAACTACCGATGGCACCATAAACATTTTGTTGCATTGTGTGACGAATACACGCATCGTTATGGAAAGACTCATAAGACAGACAGACTACTACGATCACCATTGTGGACATTACCTAGAAATATTACTGAAGGCCCACTTACACCGTTTGCATTGGCTATGAAAGCTAATCCAGAATGTATGTTTCCAGATGATCCTGTTAAGTCTTATAAATTATATTACCATACTAAAAAAGATAGATTTGCTATGTTATGGACAAACAGAGATACACCGGAGTGGTTTAATGGGTGAAAGATATTGGGACTATATGGCAAGACGTTTACGTGAAGAATGTGAAAAGGATATAGACCGTATGTTTAGTCCTTGGGAAGCCTCCCGTAAAATTAGAGAACTTGAAAAAAGAATTGAGGAATTAGAAAATGCCAACGTACACGTTTCGGAACAAAAAGACGGGTGAAGAATTCGACCATTTTGTAAAGATGGACGATAAAGAAGCTTATATGAAAGAAAACAATCTTGAGCAAGTAATTACTGGTCTCAATATGGTACACCAAGCTGGTAATAGAATTCCAGTAGATAATGGATTTAGAGAAGTGCAAGATAAGATTGCTCAAACACATACAAAGCATACTATGAATAGACATTAAAATGGCTGCAAAAAGTTTAAAATTACGCTTAGAGGATATGGCGGAAATAGATCCTCTTACTCATAATCAAAAGAAAGCATATGAGGCTTATGAAGACGGAAACTCACTTGTCCTCGCCGGATCGGCTGGAACTGGCAAAACATTTATGGCGTTATCCTTGGCTCTTGAGGATGTACTTGACAAGGAAATGCGATATGATAAAGTAGTTATTATTCGATCTATTGTACCAACAAGAGATATTGGCTTCTTACCTGGTGATGAAGAAGAAAAGAAAGATGCTTATACTGGTCCATATAGATCTATATGTGCAGAACTTTTTAGTGACTCAGACGCTTGGATGAAATTAAAGAATGCTGGTACAATACAATTTATGTCTACTTCTTTTATACGTGGACTTACAATTTCAAATGCAGTAATTGTATTAGATGAAATGCAAAATCTTACTTTTCATGAATTAGATTCAATCATCACACGTGTAGGAGATAACTGTAGATTTATTATGTGTGGTGATTACTATCAAACAGACTTTCAAAAAGAAAATGACAAACAAGGAATACTAAAGTTTCTTTCTATCATTGAACAACTACGAGCTTTTGAAGTAGTTGAGTTTGGATGGGAAGATATCGTACGATCTGATTTTGTACGAGACTATATAATGACTAAGGAAATGTTAAACTTGAAATAAGGAACAAGCAAATGGCTAAGTATCGTAGGTGGTCAACCGAGAATAAAAAAGCCGGACGTAAAAAAACTAGATCAAAACTTGGACTTACAAGTAGATTGCATAATATAATTAATAAAGATGAAAAAAATAATGAAAAATTTCGAACACTTAAATATAGACTTGGGCTATGAGGATCTTTCTGCTGACACTACTGATAGTGGAAGAGTTTACTCTACTCCCGATGGTAAGTATCCCTCTATCACTACCGTTTTAAGTATACTTTCAGAAGAAGGTATCAGAGCATGGCGTGCCCGAGTAGGTGAAGAAGAGGCTAATAGGATTAGTTCAAGAGCTGCAACTCGTGGTACTAATGTTCATGCAATTATTGAAAAGTATTTAAATAATGAAAAGGATTATGCTGATGGATATTTACCTAATATCATCGAAAATTTTAAAGACATTCAATCCCTTCTTGATAATAAAATCGGTAAAATTTATGCTCAGGAAGTACCTTTATATTCCAACCATTTACGGGTCGCAGGTAGAGTCGAGTGTGTTGCTGAGTATAATGGTGCTATGTCTATCATAGACTTTAAGACTAGCCGTAAATTAAAAAAGAAAGAATGGATTGAAGGTTACTTTTGTCAAGCTTCAGCCTATGCTATTATGTTTGAAGAAAGAACTGGAATACCTATTACTCAACTTGTAGTTTTAATTGCAGTTGATAACGAATTACCACAGGTCTTTATTGAACACAGAGACAATTGGACCAAGAAACTTTTGGAGACTATTAAAGAGTATGAAACGCGAAAGCTCTTTGGCCGATAGAGCAAAACGGTCCCTCGACATTTGCTGTCAAACACTTTGTGATAAGGAATTAGTTGAGGAATATATTAAGCAACTTGAAGTTGAGGTTGCTCATCTAAGACAAGATAATGAAAACTTAGAAGCTAAAAATAAAATTATTAGGGACTATTAGCAATGGATCAACTTAGCAAAAAGGTAAAAAAAATGGAATTAGGTAATCCGATTATAACAACTATTGTAGGACTTGTAGTGTTCTATATAGGACTAAAAATGTTTTCTGGTGGAATGAAGTCAATGGGCAATATGGATCATTTGGCTTGGTTTACCGGCAATTATATCTACATGTTTCTAGGTGGTATTGTTATGACACTATTGTGGCAGTCGTCTAGTCTATCAACGACTGCTATTATTGCTCTTGTAGCATCAGGAGCTGTACCACTTCCAGCGGCCATTGCTGCAGTACTTGGAGCAAACATTGGAACGACCGGCACCATTTGGATAGCCGGTCTTTTAGTATCTGATGGTATGCCTAAAGGTGATACATTACGAATTGCAATTGCTCATAGTGGAGTTAACCTCTTTATGGCTGCAACTCTGTTACCTTTTGT